CACCCCATACGTAGCCACTCCTCCTTGTGAATATTTATTATTTTATATGTGACGTTGTAGCACTGACGCCATCTTGGAATCCAATATGTCCGCCGGCGATTAGATCATGCGCGCGCGCAGCGCGCTGCGCGAAGCGCAGGCATGACTGAGCCGGCGGACATATTGGATTCCAAGATGGCGTCAGTGCTACAACGTCACATATAAAATAATAAATATTCACAAGGAGGAGTGGCTACGTATGGGGTGATCATAAACACGCCCAGGAAGTGACGTATGTCAACCAATCAGCATCGAGCATATATCCTATATAAACCGATGCACTTCCGCATCTCGTCAGACTGCATCCGGTCTCCGGCGAGTGAACATCTCTGGGAAGAGCTCCACGCACGTGGTGAGTGACACTATGGCCTTTTCTGCTCCTGTAATTAGAGCTTTTTCTCAACCTGCTTTCACTTATGTTGTTAAATTTCCATATGATAACTGGAAAGAGGAAGAACACTTACTATGGAGCTTACTTGCTCCTGGGACTGAACGTCTCATGATCCAACTAAGAAACTGCGCACCACATCCTGAAGATGATCCTGTCAGGGAAGATATTTTATGCTCACTAGCAGACCAACACTATGCTGCTATTTTCACCAAGGCTTGCTACATGGCTGTAACTTCACTCATGGGGCAGAAACAGAGAACACACTTTCCACGATGCGACATAATATGCCAGGCTGAGATCGGCTCAGAATATCTACACTGTCACATACTTGTTGGAGGAGCAGGTCTGAGCAAGAGAAATGCTAAAATTTCATGTGCTACGCTCCTAGGCCTTGTGATGGCTGAATTAACACAACGCTGCAAACTACTTCTTGCACAGCGTCCATTTGAACCAGATGAAGCTAGAATATTCCATCTACTCAGACGCGTTGAACGCGAAGCATGGTCAGGGCACACTGGTAACTGGGTTCAAATTCTTCAATACAGAGACAAGCGAGGTGACCTTCATGCTCAACACATTGATCCTTTACGCTTTTTCAAACACTACCTGCTGCCAAAAAATCGATTGATCTCTCCTTCCAGCAAGCCTGACGTCTGCACTACTCCAGATAACTGGTTTGTCCTAGCTGATAAAACATACGCTCACACTATTGTTAATGGGCTTCCGCTGCTAGAACATAACAGAAAGGCCTATCTACAAGAGTTAGAGAGTGAAGTCATCCCGGGGCCTTCTACCATGGCCTTTGGGGGACGTGGTGCGTGGGAACATCTGCCTGAGGTAGGAGAACAACGCCTAATTACTTCTAATACTTCTACTGCTTATAAAGCTAACAAAAAAGAAAAACTAATGCTAAACTTACTTGATAAATGTGATGAACTTAACTTACTTGTATATGAAGACTTAGTTAGTGCTTGTCCTGACCTTTTACTTATGCTTGAAGGTCAGCCAGGTGGTGCACGCCTAATTGAACAAGTGCTAGGCATGCATCATATTAAAGTGTGTGCTAATTATACAGCTCTATCATTCCTATTTCATTTACATCCTAATCAATTATTAACTTCTAGCAATAAAGCACTAAAACTATTGTTGATTCAAGGGTACAACCCATTGCAAGTAGGGCACGCCATCTGCTGTGTACTTAACAAACAGATGGGCAAGCAGAACACTATCTGCTTTTATGGTCCTGCTTCAACAGGTAAAACAAATATTGCAAAGGCCATAGTCCAAGGCGTTCGCCTTTATGGCTGTGTTAATCATCTAAACAAAGGGTTTGTCTTTAACGATTGCAGACAACGCCTTATAATTTGGTGGGAGGAGTGTTTAATGCATCAAGATTGGGTTGAACCTGCTAAATGCATTTTAGGTGGAACCGAATGTAGAATTGATGTTAAACACAAAGACAGTGTTCTTCTTCAACAAACACCAGTAATTATTTCCACTAACCATGACATCTACTCTGTAGTTGGTGGCAATACTGTATCTCATGTTCATGCAGCGCCCTTAAAAGAGCGAATTCTTCAACTAAATTTTATGAAACAACTGCCACAAACATTTGGAGAAATTTCTCCAGTTGAAATTGCAGAGTTGCTGCAATGGTGCTTTAATGAGTACGAATGTACTCTTACTGGCTTTAAACAAAAATGGAACTTAGATAAAGTTCCAAACTCATTTCCTCTTGGGGACCTTTGTCCTACACATTCACAGGACTACGTGCTTCACGAAAACGGATTCTGCACTGACTGCGGCGGCTATATTCCTCATAGTGCTGACGACTCTGTGTATACTGACGTGGCTAGCGAGACATCAATCAGCAGCTGCGACCCAGGTAGGCATTAATACATTAGCCTTTTAATATGCTACTTTCTAGATGCTTATGTATTAACTCCTACAGGTGACTTGGGGGATACGGACGGAGAGAACTCCCAGCCGGAGACATCGAACGTGGATAATCGTCCATCCAAGAAGAGACGTGTGATTCCAGAAACTCCACCAAACAGTCCAGTAAGTCGCCAAAGCCTTTCTAGCTTTTTAGATACGTGGCAGTCACAACCTAGAGACGAAGATGAGCTCCGAATCTATGAAGCACAGGCATCGCGCATCAAAGAGAACGCCGAGTCCACTCCGAAGAGAGAGAAGACACCAGTGGGAGAACCACAAGAAGAGTCGCAGTCGGAGCCCGATCCGACAGCATGGGGAGAAAAGCTTGGAGTCTACTCCTCGCTACAACCAGGAGAGCCGCCAATCGTCTTACACTGCTTCGAAGACCTCAGACCAAGCGACGAAGACGAAGGAGAAAACATCGGGGGGGAATAGAACCAATCCTTATACTGTGTTCAGTCAACACAGGGCTAATCATCCAGATGCTCCTGGATGGTGTGGGTTTTACTGGCATTCTACTAGGCTTGCTAGAGATGGCACTAATTGTATCTTTAATGAAATGAAACAAGAATTTCAGGAATTGCAAATAAATGGGAAAATTACCTGGGACAATGTTAGAGAACTATTGTTTAGCCAGAAAAAAAAGCTAGATCAAAAATACAGAAACATGCTGTACCATTTCAGACATAATGCTGATTGTCCTAGATGTGATTATTGGGATGATGTCTACCGTAAACACTTAGCTCATGTCTCTTCACAGGAATCAGAGGAGGTAACAGACGAAGAAATGCTTTCTGCTGTTGAAAGCATGGAAACAAATGCCTCCAATTAAACGCCAACCTGGAGGGTGGGTGCTTCCTGGTTATAAATACCTTGGTCCATTTAATCCTCTTGAGAACGGTGAACCAGTTAATAAAGCTGATCGTGCTGCTCAAGCTCATGATAAATCATATTCTGAATTAATAAAGAGTGGAAAAAATCCTTACTTGTATTTCAATAAAGCTGATGAGAAATTCATTAACGATTTGAAAAACGACTGGTCTCTTGGTGGCATTATTGGCTCAAGTTTCTTTAAACTTAAGCGCGCCGTGGCTCCTGCTCTAGGAAATAAAGAGCGAGCTCAAAAAAGACATTTTTACTTTGCAAACTCAAATAAAGGTGCTAAAAAACCAAAAAATAACGAGCCTAAACCAGGCACTTCAAAAATGTCTGAAAATGAAATCCAAGACCAGCAACCATCTGACTCAATGGAAGAGCGAGGAGGCGGAGGAGGTGCGACCGGTAGTGTGGGAGGGGGGAAAGGTTCTGGTGTGGGTATATCCACAGGTGGCTGGGTAGGAGGCAGCTACTTCACTGACTCATATGTCATAACAAAAAACACCAGACAATTTCTGGTAAAAATACAAAATGACCACAAATACAGAACTGAAAATATTATTCCAAGCAATGCTGGAGGAAAATCACAAAGATGCGTCAGCACACCATGGTCATATTTCAACTTCAATCAATACAGCAGTCATTTTTCACCACAAGACTGGCAGCGCCTAACAAATGAATATAAGCGCTTTAAACCTAGAAAAATGCATGTAAAAATTTACAATCTACAAATAAAACAAATACTTTCAAATGGTGCTGACACTACATACAACAACGACCTAACAGCTGGTGTTCACATCTTTTGTGATGGTGAACACGCATATCCAAATGCAACACATCCATGGGATGAAGACGTGATGCCAGAACTTCCATATGAAACATGGTATCTGTTTCAATATGGATACATTCCAGTTATTCATGAACTTGCTGAAATGGAAGACGCAAATGCTGTAGAAAAAGCTATAGCACTACAAATACCATTCTTCATGCTTGAAAACAGTGACCATGAAGTTCTAAGAACTGGAGAAAGCACAGAATTCACTTTTGATTTTGACTGTGAGTGGATCAACAACGAAAGAGCATACATTCCTCCTGGATTAATGTTTAATCCAAAAGTTCCTACAAGAAGAGCTCAATACATTAGACAGCACGGAAACACAGCATCAAGCAACACCAGAATTCAACCATATGCAAAACCTACAAGCTGGATGACAGGACCAGGTCTACTCAGTGCACAAAGAGTAGGACCAGCTGGCTCAGACACTGCATCATGGATGGTTGTTGTTAATCCAGACGGAACTGCCGTTAACTCAGGAATGGCAGGAGTTGGATCAGGATTTGATCCTCCTTCAGGATCTCTAAGACCAACTGACTTAGAATACAAAATACAATGGTACCAAACTCCTGCAGGTACCAACAGTGATGGAAACATAATTTCAAATCCACCACTGTCCATGCTTAGAGATCAAGCTCTCTACAGAGGAAATCAAACAACCTATAACCTATGCTCAGATGTATGGATGTTCCCAAATCAAATTTGGGACAGATATCCAATAACCAGAGAAAATCCAATTTGGTGCAAAAAGCCAAGATCAGATAAAAACACAATAATTGATCCTTTCGATGGAACACTCGCAATGGATCATCCTCCTGGAACAATCTTCATAAAAATGGCAAAAATTCCAGTTCCTTCAAACAACAACGCAGACTCATACCTAAACATCTACTGCACAGGACAAGTCAGCTGCGAAATTGTCTGGGAAGTTGAAAGATACGCAACAAAGAACTGGAGACCAGAAAGAAGACACACCGCACTTGGTCTTGGAATTGGAGGAGAAGAAAACATAAATCCAACTTACCATGTAGACAAAAATGGAAAATACATTCAGCCAACAACATGGGACATGTGCTATCCTATCAAAACAAACATCAATAAAGTGTTGTAATCTCTTAAGCCTGTTCATTGCTTATGCTTATAAGTTCCTCTCCAATGGACAAGAGGAAAGAAAAGGGTGACTGTAATCCCGAGCTCATGAGTTCGAGGCTACAGTCCGATGGCAGTGGTGTTGCCGTCTCGAACCTAGCCGTTACACCCTTGTGCATTGTGGGAGGAGCTGTTTTGCTTACGCAACCGCGAAATTTTATATATTTAATGTAGTGTTGTACTACGTCGGCCATCTTAGTTAT